GAGGTATTATGAGTGGAGCAAGCCAAGTTATTAGTTCGGCTGTCAATGTAGCTAAGAGTGCAATAAGTGCAGTTAAAGGCGCATTAAGTATTCATTCGCCTTCACGTGTGTTTAAAGATATTGGTGCTTACACTATGGAAGGTATGCATTTAGGAATGAATGCAGAAGGTAGTAAAGTGATAGACTTAGCTTCATCAATTGCATCAAGAGTAAGTTCTGGATTTAATTCATCACTTAATATTCCTAAAATAACAAGTGATTTTAGAAATGCTACTGCTTCTGTAAATGCACAAGTTCAACATACACATCAAGTTAATTCAACTCCAAATCAACGTGTAGTTCGTATAGAAATGGATGTTAATAATGAAGCACTTTCGGCAATTGTTAATGGTCAAACTGCAAATGAAGATGCAATGTTTTCATTCTAAGGAGGTCGTTCAATGGATATAGAAATTAAGAAAAAAGACGGACAACGTTCTACTTTGAACGACTTCGGTTTCAAAGTAGAAAGCGTGACTGTCGAAAGTATAGAAATAGAAAAAGACTATAAAACAAAAGAAAATACAAATGGACGTATTAGGCTAAGCACACAGTATCGTAAGCGCAATATTAAAGTTGAATGTTATGTTATGTCGACCAAACTAAATGATAATCCTAGATTGAGAGATGAGTTTTATGCTTTAACTACAAGTAAAGATCCAATACTAATTAGAGAATTGAGAAGAACTGTACCACTCAATTATCGTTTTATTCAACCTACTAAAGATGATTATCAAGATATAGATGAATACAACAATTTAGTACTTAATCATGAGCCGTTTAATAATAATCACTATGTAAATGGTAGACAATATCAAGTGATTTGTAACGGTGTTATTGAGCCTAAAGAAGTAGGACGTAAAATTCAATTTTCATTAGATTTTGAAACTGATGAATTACCTTTTGCTGAAAGTATCGGAACATCATTGGAATTAGAGAAACGACCTGACAGAGAATTATGGTCAAATGATATGCTAATTCCTTTTGATGAAGAAGATACACGTCGTAAGTATTCATTTACTAACGTATATAACAATTCAGTGTACTATCACGGTAATGTACCTAATGATCAATTCAATTTATTTAAAAAAGTAACAGTGGTATTAGGGAAAAATGTTAAAGCAACAGAGATATTCCAATTTACGCTAGGTAATAGTGATGTTATGACAATTGAAGGTGCTAACTTAAAAAAAGGCGACAAGATTGTCTATGACGGTGTACAGACGTTTAGAAACGGTGTTCCTATTAACGACTTAGCATCAAATGCACAACCAAAGTTTTATCCAGGTTGGAATAATTTTGAATTCAATCAGCAAGTTAAATCAGTAACATTTGACTTGAAATTTTATTATTTGTGAGGTGTAGACATGCCAATATTAGTTACTCCAATACGTGGGCGTAGTATTCCATTGTACGTGTCTACTACCGAAACATCTAAACTTGGTTCTGACATAATCTTACAATTTGAAATCGTTGAAGATGAATTTAATTATCAAATTGTCAGAGGTTTACAAAAAAGATGGACGATTTCAAGAGTACAAGGTCCAAAGGATAAAAGAGAATATGTAGTATTTATTATTGACAGACAGACACATGGTAAGAAACAACTTGTGTCTGTCTCTTGTCGTTATAAGCCGTTAGATATCATTAAACATACTCGTGTTTATGAAACGATAGATGGTAGTTT